TACATAGATGGTTCTGTAATGACCGGTGCAGTGTATGATAAATTAGAATCAAAGACATTAAACAAGTATATTGATACTGTTAAGCAACCCGAGTTTATAATTTACAAACAAAGCTTAGATAATGGAAGTCGAAGCAAATCTACTAGGTTATATAATACACAACCTAAATTTGCTTATACAGCTCCAGTTGAAAGTAATTTTATAAACGGTACATTTAAACGTTATTTTATTAAACGTAGAAACTATACTAATTTAGCTGATATATTTGAAATAGATGAAGAGCAATTCAAATTATGGAGTAAAGTTAAAGCGGGTATTGACGAAACCTTATATAATGCAATTGCAATTGATTGGAAACTTACAGGTCCATTACATGATATTACTAATAATGGCACTGTAATTACATATGGAGTATCAGATACAAATGAACGTACTATTAGATCTAATTCTGTTAAGTTTATAGGATTAGATAAATATGTCACTGACTTTGAAGAGTTTACAGTTTATTCACCTCTTTGCCCTACAGAATTTAAACAAATATTTGGACTTACGAAATAATGATATTATATTTCGGTAAATGATAATAGTAGAATCAGTTGCCGAATATGAAAAGTTACTAAGTGAGCATTCGGATTCTGATTGGATTATTGTTCCAATTTACAGTAATGGGTTTAAATCTACTCATAGTGATTCTCTTTCATTTTTATATGTATACGTATTATACTCAGATTTAGAATTTGGATGTGTATTTAATCATACAGAAGGTCAGCGATTACCGATTCATATATTAGAGCAAATTCCAACAACTACTAATATATTTGTATATAATAAAAAATCATTTAAGAAATTTTTATCGCATCCAAATTTAATTGATATGGATATGGTTCGATATTTTCATCGTAATGAACCAATGCCTAGTGAATTTGAAACATATGCCCACGAATTTTTTGCTCGAACATATCCAGGATTCAATAACTTAAATACAATTATTCCATTGACTAAGCATATAGAAATGTGTCAGTCAATAGTAAATGCATTTTTTAATGATTTAGATTTTTATCAAGATACAGAGTCATTTAAATCATATAACGAAACTGTAATAAATGCATTATATGAAATTGAGAAGAATGGCGTGTTTGTGCATTCCGGACTAATGAATAACTATTTTGAAAAAACACCTGTAGATAATGGATTTGTATATACACAGTATAATCCGTATACAACAACCGGTCGACCGTCAAATAGATTTAATGGAATTAATTTCGCAGCTTTAAAGAAAGATGGAGAGCGAAGTACATTTATAAGTAGATTTGGTAAAGATGGATTTTTAATGTCGTTTGACTATGATGCTTATCATTTACGTTTATTAGCAAATTTAGTAGATTATTCATTTCCCGATAATGTATCAGTTCATGAATACTTAGGTAAGTATTATTTTGATAAAGATGAATTAACGGACGATGAATACAGTGAATCTAAGTCAATTTCATTTAAACAGTTATATGGAGGTATTCAACAAGAATATTTAGTAGTGCCATTCTTTGATAAAATTTCAGAATATACAAGTCGACTTTGGGAATTTTATAAAGATGCAGGATACATTGAAACTCCATTATTTGGTAGAAAATTACATGGAAGATTTTTTACTGATTTGAATCCTGCTAAGCTTCTTAACTATTTATTACAAGCATATGAGACTGAAAGAAATATGGCCGTAATTAATAATATAGTTGATCGTATACGAACTTGTCAAAGTAAGATTATACTTTATACATATGATGCATTTCTTATAGATTTCCATGTGTTAGACGGGCGTAAATTAATTGATATACTAAAAGAAGAATTTGAAGAAAACGGAAAATTTCCAATAACATTGGAGATTGGGCCAGATTATCATAACTTAATTGAAGTAAAAAAACAACCTTAACTATATTTATACATGATAGCGAGAAAGGAAAATGAGTGTCCAACTTATCTGTTTATTTACAACGGAATCGGAATTAGATCATACGATAGAGATGATCGGGAAGACGTATGAATTAGCATATAAGAAAATATTTATACTTTCAATTGAAGCATCAGATGAGTTAGTTTGTAGTTTTAACATAAACAAATCTGAACATATAAAAAGAATGTTACCAGGTGCAATGATTGTTCACAGAAGAAAAGAAACAAATACATTGTTTACAGTAAATTCTTTAAATGCTTTGATAAAACAAGAAAATGGTGGTATATTAGATACTAGTTATGCAATTGATTGGAGCAAGTATGCAAATCAATTCTTAATTGCATCTAACAATGAACTTCGTTGTTTAAAAACAAAAGTTTATCAGATTATCAACATTTGATTAGGATCTTTGAAAAAAGATCATTATATTAATAAAAGTTGTGAAAGTTAAGCGGCGTTAGAATAACTGGCCACTATTCGAAATGACAATTAACAAATAACAATTAACAAATAACAAATAACAAAAAGAAAAATGGCAATCAATTTAGATCAAATCAAAAGCAAGCTTCAAGCTTTGCAAACCGTAACAAAGAAACAAGACAATCTTTGGAAACCAGAAGTAGGAACAAATGTAGTTCGTATTGTTCCCTTTCAGCACAATCGTGAAAATCCTTTCATGGAATTGTACTTTCATTACAATTTTAGCGGTAAAAACATTCTTTCTCCAATTTCATTTGGTAAGCAAGATCCTATTGTAGAATTTGCAGAAAAATTGAAATCAACAGGTAATTCTGATGATTGGAAAATGGGTAAGAAATTGGAACCGACTATGCGTTGTTATGTACCAATTCTAGTAAGAGGTAAAGAATCAGAAGGAGTTAAATTTTGGGGATTCGGAAAACAAGTGTATCAAGAACTATTAGGATTTATTGCAGATCCTGACTATGGTGATATCACTGATCCAGTAACTGGTAGAGACGTAACTGTTGAGTTTAAATCAAAAGAACAAACAGGTAAAGACTTTCCAGAGACATCTATTCGTGTTAAACCAAATCAAACACCTGTAACTCAAGACAAAGGTGTTATTGAAAAATTAGGTCAACAACCTAAAGTAACTGAAATTTTTAAAGAATACAGTTACGATGAAATTGAAAATTTATTGAAAGCTTGGTTAGATCCTGAGGCGTCAGCTGAAGCAGCAGCTCCTGTTGCTAAAGCAACTAATGCTAATAAATCAGGTCTTGAATCATCTGCCGCTTCTGTAGCGACTGTAGATGATGTAGCATCCGCATTTGATAATCTTTTCAATCAGTAATTAATTAATTTAAGGTATGGCAAAAAAATCACAAGGAATCCTTGAGGTTGATCTACAAGACAACTTGGCAGGGGTTCTAGCAGAAAACCTAAATAAAAAGTTTAAAGCATCTAATCATAAGGTTGCTTACTTTTTAGATGGGGACACAGACTCACCGTCTGATGTAAATGAATGGATTTCAACAGGATCGACCATGTTGGATTTAGCAATCGCAAATCGACCAAATGGTGGATTTCCAGTAGGCCGTATTACCGAAATTACCGGTTTAGAAGCTTCAGGTAAATCATTAATTGCAGCTCATGCATTAGCTAACACTCAAAAGAAAAATGGCTTGGCTATTTATATAGACACAGAAAATGCTATTTCAAGAGAGTTCCTAGAAGCAATTGGAGTTAATTTAAAAGAAATGCTTTACGTTCCTTTGGAAACTGTAGAAGATATCTTTGAAGCAATTGAAACTTTAGCTGAATCGGTAAGAAAGTCTTCAAAAGACAGACTAGTTACGATTGTAGTAGATTCAGTAGCAGGTGCTTCGACCAAGCAAGAAATGGCAGCTGAATTTGATAAAGATGGTTGGGCTACTTCAAAAGCAATTGTACTTTCAAAAGCAATGAGAAAGATTACAAACTTTGTAGGTAGAGAACGTCTTTGTTTAATTTTTACAAATCAGTTACGTACTAGATTAGGAGTATCATTCGGAGATCCATATACGACATCGGGCGGTAAAGCAATTGCTTTCCACTCATCGGTTCGTCTTCGTCTTAAGTCAATTGGCCAAATTAAACTTAAAGATGAAAATGGAAGAGAAGAAGTATTTGGTATTAAGACTAGAGCACAAGTAATTAAAAATAGAATGGGACCTCCATTGAGGTCAATTGACTATGACATTTACTTTGACTCTGGTATTGATGACTATGGTTCTTGGTTAACAATGCTTAAAGATTTTAAGCTTGTATCACAAGCCGGAGCATGGTATACCTATACTGATACTGTTACAGGTGAAGAAATCAAGTTCCAATCAAAAGACTTTCAAGGTAAATTATTGGATCAGCCCGGTATGAGAGATCAAATATACAAT